TTTTATTAAATTAGGGTAGTTGTTTCTAGGAGAGTGAACATCAAAATCTTTTATTTCTTCCTTTGCCTGATATAATTTTTTAATATCTTCTTCCGCTGTAGGGTGACCCATACCACTATGAGTTCTTACAACAATATGTCTATCTGTATGTTCTCTTAATTTCTTTGCCGTTTCTATGGCCCAATCAGCAGCGTTTACACCGTGACCTGAATAACCACCCTCACCTCTATTACAACATACATAAATTTTTCTACCTGTTTTTGTATATGGTTTTACATCTATTTCACAAGTCTTTTTCATATATTCCCATTTATCAGGTTTAGGATTATCATTAAAATAATTTGTCTCATTAGGAAAAACTTTACCGTAAGCAATTCTAACAAATGAATTGTTTAAATGTTGTCTTACTTTTTCATAAGAGTTTAAAACATTACTATCAAAATACCAAATTTTACCATCTGGTTCGTATCTTTCTATAAGTTTTTTTCTTAAAGTTAAGCCAACTCTTGCTTCTTTTTTAGGATATGTTCTTTGATAATTAAAACAAAATACGTGTGAGTAACCATTTTTAATTTTACTTTCTGGCACTAACTCTGCTCGCCAGTCATCATTAGCTAATTGACCAACACCTTTAGCAAAAGCCTTGACCAAATCTGCTTTATAACCCATTGCTGTGGTTGTTTGTGTATAAACGCCTATCGTATTCATTATAAATCTATTTGAGTTGTATCTTTAAATGTATCAAACCACTCATCAGCATAATGGCAATCTTTATAATTTTTAAAGTAAGGGCCACCCTCTGTATAATGTACTAACTTAGCGTGAGTATTATATTCATATTCACCAACTAAATGATTCCACTCTACATCAATATTACCTATTAGTTTTTCATCTTCTAACCATTTAAATTGGTGTAGTTCTAAACCTGTGGCACTATTAACATAATCAGGTGTCAATGCTGTACACTTAGCATTATTAAATACCATCATACTAGACCAATTTTTTTTAGGGTATGCTGTTTGTGGTTGATTCATAAATTTAATTGTACTAGTAGGTGTGTAATCGTGTTGTACACATTGAACAGCATATTTTGTAGTTCTTTGTCGCCACAATAATGATATATCAGCACGAGCTAACATATCACAATCCATAAAAATAGCGTGGCCAGAATAATTACAAAGATAAGGTACAAGAAATCTACTAAAGGCAAACTCGGTAGACTGTATCTTTAATCTCTCTCTAACAAATATATCTTTTATATTTTCTAATCTAATTGGTGTAATTGAGATAGGTTGTGTTGAGTGTTTTAATAAACTATGTGATAGTGTACTAAAAGCCACCTTTTCATTGTTATCGTATCCTACAAATATTCTAATCATTATAATTTTCTTACTATATGTTTTCTTAATTCTTTTACAAAAAACTCTAACTTGTCTATTGCTGAAATTAAAGTAGGGTCTGTAATATATTTACTTTGTTCTTTTAACTTATCGTATTCTTTAATACTTATTTGAACCATAGGAGTGTAATCTCTAGTTCCTTCATTCTCATAAGTTCTATCGTGTTCGTCTGTTGTGTGGTTTGGTACAGTTGGTTCAGTATCATAAGTAGCACCATTTTCATCTGTATATTTGCTTTCTCCGTCTAAATACAAGTTTGTCATTTAAATCTCCTTCATTACTTGTTTACTAATTGACCTTGTGATTTTCTTTCTATGTCATTGTGGTCAAATTCTGCCCAATATAACTCAAATGCTACACCGTCTTCTAGTCCTATAAATTGATGATACAAACCAGGTTTGACTTGCATAAAGTCTCCTGTGTTTAATATAGTTTCATCAACTAGACCCTCTTGTTTGCCTTCTTGCCATACTTTAACCATCATCTTACCTGACTCTACAAAGAAACCATTCCATTTAAATTTATGTTTGTGTACTGAACACGCTACATCTTTTTTGTATTGTATTCTGTGAAACTCTAATACTCCATTAGCGTGTATTAGTTCCGTTTGTCCCCAAATTTTTCCTGCTTTCATTTTAACATTACTCCTGCGTCTTTTCTTCTTTTACCTTTTAAGTGGTCACAATACTCAGCCATATATGTATCAGGCCAAGGATTACCAACTTTGTCAACTGTAGGTGCTAGATTGTGAGTTTTTATACCGTGTAGATATTTTCTTCTTACACAATCCCATACATAACTATCGTGCCATTCTCGTTCTTTGAATAACAAATCTTTTGTATAATACCTTCTTAAATTATATATAAAACTTTTTGTGATAGGTTCCTTTAAATTATAACCTACAAAACCACATTCACTATAATAACTTGGTCTATCTATAAATGAGACAGCACAACTCTCTGGTAAAAACTTTCTTATTACTTCTTTCTCTGTTATGGTTTTCTTAAATATAATATCAGCGTCAGCCCAAAACACATAGTCATAATCACAATCAAGCATTAAGTGTGTCTTAGCAAATATCTTATAGGCAAATCGTATAGCGTCCATCTTATAGTCTGTTGTAGTTTCTTTATGTTTTTCATATTGACTATCTACATTTTTTGGTGAGTTTCTATCAATAAACTCTTGTAATTCTGGATTGTATTTGTGTATGTCTCTAAAGAAGATACCCTCTTTTGCTGGATGCCAACCCTCGTGGTAAACATATAGATCAAATGGCCAATTATATGACTCAATAAAATTATGAGCATAGTAGTCGTATAATCTTTTATTAAATGTTGTTACTAATGCTATTTTCATAACCTGCCCTCATAATATAATAACTATCTACAATGTCTGTAATAGGATTGTTTAGTGTTTGTTGGTCAAATGCTTTCATTAAATCAACGCCTTGTGTTCTTGTAAATGTCTCATACATTTTTTGTTTATCAGCATTACCTTTACCTGTTGCCAGTTTTTTGACAACACTAGGTACAATTGTTTTACAAGTAAATTTATCTTGTAGTCTGTATTTAAGAATACCACCGTTTTCAGCGATTTGAAATATTGCTTGACCTTTAGAGCCGTAAGAATAACCCTCAATGAATACGTGTTTGTTAATTTGTTTTTTATGAAGTGTGTCAAGTATATGTAATACCCAACTAGATAGATTACTAAATCTTTCAATAGGACTTTTCCATTCTTTATGTTCATAACCAATAACATTTTCTAACATTTTACCCATATACTTTTTCTTACTTGTTAAGTAATAGAAATAGCAATCACTAAAAGCTGTGCCACCATTTGTTGATACACAAACAGCAGGACTGTTTAAACTATAATCAATTCCAACTATCGTCTTCGTCTTTGTTAATCCACTGGACATCATCATCCTCATTATCTACTTCATATCCACAAAAGGGACAAGTAAACGGTTGTAAATCTTGTTCTTCAACATCCCATATTATGGTATATTTAGTTTCGCAAGAGGAACAGGTTTTTTCTACTTTGTTTGCCATTATAGTTTAAAAGTTTTAAATTGATCTTTCTTTACATCTTGTTTTATTCCACCAATAACATATGATTCTATTTCTGTTTCTTGTGGAGCATTTTGTGTTGACCTACTATTCAACCAATGATCTGTCCAAGGTAATGGATTTGATCTTTGTTCATAAGCAGGTGTTAATTGTATGCCTTTCATTCTTCTATTGGCAGTATATTCTACAAATTGATGTAATAATTTTTCTGATAAACCTATCATTGAACCTTTGCTAAACAAGTAAGTTGCCCAACGTTTCTCTTCCTGAACAGCGTCATCATACATTTTATAAACTTCTTTTTCTGTTTCTTTTATAATCTTTGTGAAGTCACTATCTTTTTCGTAGTCTTTCCAATTATTAATTATTCTTTGAGACATTGCTAAATGTTGGCTTTCATCTCTAGCAATAAAAGATATAATCTTTGCTGAACCCTCTAGTTTCTTTAATTCACCAAAGGCAAACGAACAAGCAAATGAAACATAAAATCTTAAGCCCTCTAGTATGTTTACTGATACCATAGCTAAATATAATTTCTTTTTAAGTTCATATATATCAACTTTAGACTTATCTATTGTCCATTGATAACCCATTTTAATTAAATCATCATAGGTCTTTGTAACACTTTCTGCTCTTTTTTCAATCTTTTCATCTTGTATAATAGTATCAAATACTTCACCTGGTTGTGAGTATAAGTTTTTAATAATGTATGTATAACTTCTACTATGAATTGTTTCCATAAAGTCCCAAGTAATAATAGCACCCTCTAATTCTGGTAAAGATACAAAAGGTAAAAATGCTAAACAAGGGCCTCTACCTTGTACACTATCTAACATAGTTTGATACTTTAAGTTAGATGTAAATATAAATTTTTGTTCTTCTCTTAATTCTAGGTAATCGTTTCTGTCTTTTTGTAAAGACACTTCTTCAGGTCTCCAAAAGTAACCTAACTGTTGTTGAGTTAGTTTATCAAATACAGGATACTTCATAGTATCATATCTTTGTATTTGTAAATCATCACCAAAAAACATAGGTTGTTTTGTTGCGTCTAAATTTTTATCTTTGTTTAAAACTGTTTTTGCCATTACTTGTATTCGTCCTTTTCTTTTACGTTTCTCTCTTTATCTTCATAAAAGTAATCATTACTATCACCAAAAGCCCATTTGTCCTCTTGTTCACAAAAGAAGTTTCTACTTGAAACTTGAAAGTCTGGTTTTTTCAATTCGTGTGGTGTTAAACTTTGTTCAAACCATAACATTCTATTATTAGGTTGAGCAAAGAATTGTCCATTTTCTAGCTTACCAAAGTTGTGTTGTTTGTGTTCAGACGGCACTTCACTAACACCAGCGTCTATCATATTTACATCACCGTGACAACTATCTATTGTAAACAAATATTCACCCCTAGCTCTTTCACCACCTTTTAACATAATTTGTACATCACAATTTTTTAATAATCTTTTAGACCATAACTGAATATTATTACTAAAACTATCCCATAATTCAATTGTACTTAATGGTAATAGTTCTTCTTCTTTAAAATCTTTTTTCCATACAAAAGCAGATAATGGAAACTTATCAAAACAAGCACCATATTCTGGTAGATATGCCTCAAACATTAAAGCACGACCTTGAACAGATTTTACAGCGACCATTACTGCCTCAACTAGTTCACCTTGACCTTTTTCTAAATCGTGTAGGTACTCTTTTCTTACCCAACATTTAATATAAGGTGTGTTTGCTACAAAATTCATTTATATTGTACAAGACTCGCAAGCCTCGTCCTCTACTTTTTCTTTTTTATCTTCAACAGGAGTATCGTAATCAATACTATGTTGTGGTTCGTCTTCATCTTTTTTACTATCATAAGTGTTTTGATAATAAGATGTCTTCCAACCCAATTTATAAGTCGTCAACAAGTCCTGTGCCATAACGGATATAGGGACTTGACCATCTTCAAAATGTTCAGGATTATATGACCAGTTACCGGATATTGCCTGGTCAAAATACTTTTGCATTACACTAACGATATTTATATATCCTTCGTTGCTCTTCATATCCCACAATAAAGTATAATTATTTTTTAATTTCTTATACTCAGGTACCACTTGTTTTAATGGACCTTTTTTAGACTTTTTAACGCTGAGATAATCTCTAGGTGGTTCTATGCCGTTTGTAGCATTAGAAACCACACTAGAGGATTCAGATGGCATTTGAGCCGAGAGTGTGCTATGTCGGAGGCCCGACTCTTTTATTTCTTTCCTTAACCACTCCCAATCATAAGTTAGATTTCTGGTTACAACCTCGTCTACCTCTTTCTTGTAAGTGTCTATCGGTAAGATACCATCGGAATATTTTGTTCTATCAAAGTATTCACATTTGCCTTTTTCTTTAGCAACTTCATTACTAGCCTTTAATAGATAATATTGGAAAGCTTCTGTTAGTTTATCAACTTGTCGCCAACCTAATTTTTGTTCATAAGAATATCCTTTTTTAGCAAGATAGTGAGCAAGGCCAATATAACCTATGCCTAAACTTCTTCTTGCTTTTGTAGATACTTCAGCAGCCTTTACAGGATATTTTTGATGATCTATAATCTCATCTAAACTTCTAACTGCTAAATCACATAAATTTTCTAACTCATCTCTTTTGTCAATTGTACCTACATTGATAGCAGATAAAATACATAAAGCAACCTCTCCTTCGCCATCAATGTGTTGTAATGGATCAGTAGGTAAAGTTATTTCTTGGCATAAGTTTGACATTCTAATTAAATCTTTAAAACTAGAGTGAGTATTACAATGATCAATATTCATAATATAGATACGACCTGTTTCTGCTCTCTCTTTTAACATATTCATAAAAAGATTTGGTGCTGATATTTTCTTTTTAGATACTGATAGTTTTCTTTCTGCCTTTAAATAAAGTTCATCAAACTCTGGTGTACCCCACTTCTCATACAATTCAGGTACTTCGTGTGGTGAAAACAAAGTTATGTCTTCTTCGTTAATAAATCTTTCGTAAAATAGTTTTGATATTTGTATAGAGTAATCTAATTTTCTAACTCTATTATCTTCGGTACCTTTATTATTTTTTAAGACTAATATGTCTTCTATTTCTTGGTGCCAAATTGGGAAGTGTACTGTTGCTGATCCGCCTCGGACTCCGTTTTGGGTACAGCACTTAACAGTTGCTTCAAATTTTTTAAGAAAAGGTATAACACCCGTATGTTGAACCTCACCGCCTCTAATACGTGAGTTGATACCTCTGATTCTTCCGGCATTAATTCCGATACCAGCCCTTTGGGCAACATAACGTCCAATAGCCATATCACTACTAAAGATACTAGGTAAAGTATCATCAACATCAACAAGGACACAACTAGCATACTGCCTAATAGGGGTACGGACACCAGCCATAACAGGCGTTGGAATATTAATTTTAAAAGTTGATATAGCTTCATAATATTTTTTAACATAACTCATCCTTTTGTTTTTAGGGTACTGAGCAAAGACAGTAGCAGCGATCATCATATACATAAACTGAGGTGTTTCAAATATTTCACCGTTTGATCTGTCTTGTACCAAATACTTATCAATTACTTGTCGTAAACCAGCGTAGGTAAATGTATAATCTCTTTCGTGGTTTATCCAATTTTCCATTCTATCAAAGTCTCTCTTATCATACCACTTTAAAATATTTTCATCATAGACTTTTTTATCTACGGCCTTTTGTACGTGTTCATAAATGTGTGGGTGATCCCATAGTTTATCAATAACTTGTTTTCTTAAACTATAAAGAAGAAGTCTAGCAGCCACGTATTGATAATTTGGATTTTCTAATGATATTAAATCAGCAGCTGACTTAATTAGTATTTGTTGAATACTATCTGTGGACATACCGTTGTAAAATTGTAGACCACTATTCATCTCTATTTGAGATGATGACACACCTTTAATATCTTCTACGGCATATTCCACCATATCGTGGATTTTTTCAATATTAAGAACCTCATTACCACGAGAGCCTCTTTTTACCACATTAATAATTGCTTCAGCTGGCGCCATTATACCTCCTTTGTTTTCTTCCAGTAATTTAATTTTGTCAAAGCAGATAACTTTGAATAAGTGTTATTACTTATAATATCTGATAATTCTGTTTTTGTCAAGCCTGATAGTATCATATCGTTCACATCTTTTAGTTGTATTTCTTCAGGCCAAATAACCACGTTAAAATCTTGTTCAACCACTTTATACATTCTTTTAACGATCTCTTTGTTACGAGGTTCGTTATCAAATATATATGTAATCTGATCGTTAGGAATTTTATTTCTTAAAAATAAATCTGCTCCACCAGCAGCCAAACAATTATCAATAAATAAACTATCAATCGGGCCTTCAACGATCTGTACCGGCTTTTGGAAATTGATTCTTTCAAGTCCATAAACTTTCTGCCTATTTTCGTCTAACTTAATTGTTAGATACTTTGGTTGTTCTTTTCCGAAAGCTCTACCTTGAAAAGCAAATATCTTACCAGTAGTATCGTAAAAAGGTATTATCAATCTTGGATGATCTTTATAAACTTTGTAAGTGTTTGGTTTTACCAAATTTACTAAAGTCATAAACTTATCAGATAAAAATAACTTTTCAAAATACTTTTCAGGTATCTTTCGGTTCGTACAGTATAATCTAGCAGGATGATCCTCAGGTAAGTCTTTGATTGACTTTAGATCATCTATCGGTGTTTGATCTAAAAACTTTGTTGGTTTAAAATCAAACTGTGGTTTCGGTGTCGCAGGTGCCGATTTTTTATATCTTTCTAAAAGATATTGTTCGTAAATTTTTGGATCAACAGACTTAATAAAGTTTGCTAAATTTTGTCCTTGGCCACAATTATGGCATTTAAAGAACATATCATTTTTGACCCTATAAAGATATGCTCTGGCTTTTGTTTTAGACTTTTGAGAGTCACCACAATGGGGACATCTAAAGTTAAATAGATAGTCAGTTTTCTTTTTAAACTGGCCTAATCTACTTGAAATATTATTAATGAATTTTAGATCAATATAAGACGACATAACACAAATACTAATATACTATATATGTGCTAAAAAGTCAATGCTAGGAGCCATTCATCATATGAATTAATGGCATTAAGTTCTTTGATAATATCCAACCTATCGCTATGAAACCCCCAAGTATCAACCACTTGTGTTTCTCCAGCGTTCCTACACGGTCTCCTATATCGTTCCTTAATGATTTAAGTTCATTCATTAATCTTTTCTCTGTAAGATTAATATGGTCAGTCAACTCACGGTTGACCCTTTCTATCTCGTCTGCTCTTTCTCTTATTTTTGTAAAGATTACTTCATCAATCTTTTCTGATTGATCAAGTTTTTCTTCGTGTACGGCCAACATAGATTTAATAGAAGCTGAGACATCTGTTAACTTATCAATAGCTGTATCAATTCTTAAATTAATACCATTGACTTGTTCAATGTCTTTTTTTAGTGATTCTAATTGAACCTTTATGTCTGTTATTCCGTTTTCTGGCATACTATTATTTAGTAAGGGATGAGTAAGATTATGTTTCCCTATGGGGTGTACGCCAACTTGCGTCTTTATACTATATTTCCTACGAATATCCCTATGTTATATTTATTTCTAAGCTGATTTTAACATACTTCTCATCATACGTAATCTGCTTAACTTATATAATTTAATGAGAGTTTTTTTTCTTCTTCTCTCTTTCTGTTTCTTAATTTTGACCCAATGTAGATTTAGTAAATATAATTTGATTCTTCGTTCACTTCTTAATGTTCTCGCCAAGTATTTTCTCAGCTTTCTTTTTTGTAGCAAAGTCATAACTCTCCTGCTTTTTATTTGAAGTAAAATCGTAAGGATTTAAGCTCTGAAAAAAGCGGTAGAGGTCAGTATATAGATAGATCATCAATGCTATGAATAATAAGATTGTAGCATAGTCCATAAGTTACCTTTCTACGGTATAAATGGAAACCTTGTTAGATTTCCCTTTTACTTGAACATCATCAAGTTTTTTAAAATTATATAATTTTGATATATCACGGTAGGTATCTTCACCAACAACTAATGTAGCGTCATAATTTTTAGACACACCCTCTAATCTACTTGCTAGATTTACAGAGTCACCAATAACAGAGTAATCAAATCTTTGTTCACTACCCATATTACCTACAATACATTTGCCTGTATTAATACCAATACCTATATTTATTTCATTATTATCTCCGAAACCATTATTATTATTTAATTCTTTTAACTTTTCTATCATTTCTAGCGCTGTTTTTATTGCCAGTTCTCTATGATTAGCTGTGTCAATAGGTGCGTTCCAAAATGCCATTATACAATCGCCCATATACTTATCAATAGTACCACCATTTTTCATTACTATGTTTGTCATTGGTGTTAAAAATTTGTTTATTACTTTTGTTAAATCAGCAGGATTACTTTGGTACTTTTCTGACAAAGGAGTAAAACCTCTTATATCTGAAAATAAAAATGTAAGTTCTTTAGTTTCACCACCTAGTTTTAATAAGTCAGGATTTTGTTGTAACTTCTTAACCATTTTTGGTTCTAGGTAATGTTCAAATTGTTTTTTAATTTGTAATTTTAATCTATTTTCTCTAGCAAAGTTATTATATATTAAGTGTGTCCATACAATAGTCATTATAATCGCAATAGATGACCAGTCTGTAATTATCATTTTACTATGCCATAGATAGCCAGCAGATAAAGCAATATCAGCATAAGCACCAACTAACAATATAGCTGACCATAACAATCCTACTCTAGGTATAATATACACAAATAAAATTAAACCTATTATTAATCCTATCCACTCTAATATAGGTAACCAATCAGGCCTTGTTATATACTTACCTGATAGTAAAGTTTCAGTTGACATTGCCATTATATCGTGTGGATTTTTTAGACCATTAGGTGTTAATACAAATGTTGATCCTGTAAATGTAGCTCCTATGAATACAATCTTACCTTTCATAGATGACCAATCTTTATCTGTATAATCTATTCTAGGTATTTGATGTCTAAAATCTATCCATATATCGTCTTGTTTAGGTATTTTAAATTTTATAATTTTTAGTATTGTTTCTGGTACAGAATTTTCTAAAGGTAACTTTCTAATTGTACCATCAACATCAATAGGTACATCTACATTACCTACACCTAATACTTTTCTTTTTATACTTTGTAAATTTTTTGCGTCTTTAGTTTCTGTTAAGATAACAGGATACTTTGAGATCATTTTCAAAAACATTTCATCACCACCTAGTCTATCTTTATGTACAAATACTACATTTAAAAAAACTAAAGCAGCACCATTCTGATATGCTTTGATTATACTACGACCTAGTTGATCTCTCTTCCACGGCCATTGACCTTTTTTCTTTAATGCCTTATCTGATATGTCTAGTAATACTAAACTTTTTGATTGATAGTTAGTACCAAATTTCTGGTATAAATCAAAGGTCTTTAATTGTAGGGTCTGTAAAGGTATAGGATTATATAACTTAATTGCTAATAATATAACCACACTTACCACTACTGCCCAAGTGGAAGTTATCTTGTTCATAGGACTATTTAGTCTGTCTGTATTATAGTGATATTGCTTTGAGCAGCACTATTACCTACATCAAGGTGTTGTGCCTCAGAATCTTGTAATATTTGTATGTCTGCTTCTTTTGATGTTTCAGTTTGTACATATGCCGTATGATTATCATTGGTTCTATTTAATATAGTAAAATCACCACTTTCACTTGCTGTGGCGTCGTGTTCATTGTTTAATGTTGATACTCTACCTGTAGCAGTTGCTGAAGATGAAGCACCTGTAACTCCAGATGTTGAAGTTAATGTTTGAGTTACCTCACCTGTTGAATAGTTAAGAGTTTCACCACTAGCAGTCACCTTTGTTTCATTGCCCTCGTTATCAACATATTCAGTACCACAAGATTGATTAGCAATGTCAAAAT